ATCGGGGGCTGCCATTGCTGGGCTCCTAGGGGAAAGGGTTGGGGGTCACCCCGACGCCGGGCTCCCGTTCACGAGCGGGTGTCCACCGCAGTGGGCCGTCGCTGACTGTGAGTGGGTCTAGGTAGTCTCAGTGTACTAATGAGCGCAAGGTCAGCTGATCGACGACAGCGGGCAACACAGCATTCCCCCATTGCTGACCCATGGCATTAGCAACCCCTTGGTACGTGCGGCTTCGGTTCTTCCAGCGATCTGGCCCTGGCGACATCAAATGCACCTTGGCTTCCCGGCCATCAACGACCTGCGTCGGCTTCAGCTTGGGCAGGTTCTTAAGCCAGAGGCATGTGGCCTTGACTTCGCCATGGCCGAATTGCCACGGCTGGATGATCTGCTGGGGGGGGTGATGGCTGAACTGATGACGCTGACTGGGTTCTCTATGCACCAGCGGTCGATCGGCGCATCCATCAGGAGCCGAACGAAGTCCAATGCCTCCGCTTGCTCGCGCTGCTTGCGATGAAAGTGCCTGCTACCACTGGTAGCTAGGTGGGTGCAGGGTGGGTGGGCCACCATCAAGTCCCAGCCATTGCCAAGCACCTCCTCAACCGGCCGCTGCATGTGCCAGCGTGGATCGCCTTCGCACTCCAGCAGGTCGCAGCTCCATGCGTCGTGGCCATAAAGCCTGAAGGCGTCACGCACCCGGGCGCTGTATTCACAGGCAACAAGGACTTTCACAAAAAAGCCCCCCTCCGCGAAAAAGGGGAGCTCAGTGACAACTGCTCTTAAAAGATACTCGATCGGCTTAGCTTCTCTTGCACCTTCCTCTGGTACGCAGGGTCGGTGCTGTACTTGGGATCCGACATAGCGGCCACCAGCTGGGCAGTGCTCTCGAACTTGTCGGTGCTGCCTTTCGGGGCACGACCGCCAATGAGCTTGGGCTCACGGCCTTCGACGGCTGAGTACCGGGCATGGAGACCAGTGATCGCCATCTTCACTGCAGCCATGGGCTGGGTGTTGATGATCTGGTTGAAGCCCTCGATCTCATCGGCCGACAGATTGGTGCCGGCCCACTGAATCATCTTGTTGTACTCGGCCTCACCACCCAGGGATTCCTTGATGGATGCCACCTCCTTGACCGACAGCGCTGTGTCCTGGGTCTGCTTGTATTGCAACCCTGAAAGGTACGCATCGACCATGTCCCGGTTGAAGCCAGCCTCAGCCAGCTGGTCGTAATCCCCGGACTCAAGGGTGCCCGTCTGTTGCCAGCGGACATTCATGTCCTGGAAGTCGATGCCGGCCTCCTCGAACTTGCCGCCAATGAAGTCGCCGTACAGCTCACGGGCATTGCCCTCTGGCTTGTCCTCCTCCTCGGATTCGGACTCACCGTCGTCGTCGTCAGTTGCCGAGGAATCCTCGGGTGCTGGGTCGGCTGACTCTCCTCGACTGAGCTTGGTCTGCAGCTCCTTGTAGGCCTTCTCCAGGTCCTCGACGGACTTGTACTTGCCGGCAAGGAGTTCGCCTTCCTTGTCGCCTTCGCCTGCCATGGCGGCAAGCATCTCCTGGTTCTCGGGCGACAGCGCTGAGCTTTCGTCTTGGGTGATCGTTACTGCTTCAGGCATGGGGTGATGTCAGTTGATGGTGATGGTCCTGTCGTCGCCGAACGTCACGACAGGTGTTGGGTCCGGTTCCATTACGCGGCTTGGTTCTACGTGGTCAATGACCATGTCAGGCGTTGGGCCCCATTGCTGCACCTGGGCCGGAGGGCCCGCTAGCGACACCGGGTCCGTCTGGAGGGGTTGGGAGGGCGTTAGGGAGGGATCCTGGTTCTCCAGGTCCAACCCCCTCTGGGAACTGCGGGCCATAAGGTGCTCCTTCTTGGGTGTAATTGTTGGCCACTTGTGCCATTGCTGGTGACTTGAGGCCAGTCATCAGCATTTCACGTTGGGCGGCTTGCTGTTGCTCGGACTGAGCAGCAGCTGCCTCCTGTTGTAGCTGGTCCTGAGACTTGACCAGGTTTGTTGTGTCGATCGATTCACTTGCAGCCAGACGACGCAGTGCCTCGTCGACATTCACAAACTTGGCAATCACCTCAGGGCCCAGGGTCTGGGTGGCAGTGGTGATGAACTGGATCAATTTGTTCCGGTCATCACCACGACCGATCGCTTCCAGACCAGTCACGGGTCTTGGGTTCACCAACGGCACGCCACCTTGGCCCTTAGGAAATGCCGAGAGTTTGCGTTGTTTCCGCAGCACGTGCAGCAACCGACGCACCAGTGGCAGCTGGAGCTCCTGGGTAAGGATGGAGTACAGGCCACCGATGCCAGCCTCCAGCTCCTGGCTCATGTAACGAATCTCCTCTGCGGTGACCCGCTCCCCTCGTCGCTGGATGGCGGTGTTCAGGAGAAACGCAAACTGCAGCCGGGCCTCGATCCGCTCGATGGTGCTGTTGGCAATGTTCAGATCCTGGGCCTTCTGGGTCTGGATGACCGTGACGTCGGCAGCGTTGCCTTGGACGATGGCCCCGTTTTCAGCGTTGGCCAGGGTGCGTGGCCTGGTCGTGCCGTTTGGGTTGACCAGGAACAGAACCTTGGCCGCGGCCGCAGCCCCTTCGATGATGGCCTGGTACAGGCTCTCGAGGGCCAGCAGGTCCCCGTAATACTCCTCGATGTATGAGCGCCCGTACTCCTCGCTGTCCACCCGGTTGAAGCGCAGAGGAATCCAGGGGTTCACGTCTTGGTCGCACATGCCATGGGACCCGGGGATCTCTTTGCCCTTGGCTTCTTGATACCAATGGACCTTGCCGTCCTCGTACTCGACGTGGGTGTAAAGCTTGATCGTCTTGGAGCTGCGGCCTGACTCGTATCCGCCGTCCTCCTCGTCGATGTCGTCGTACAGCCCCTTGGGCAGGGCGTCGGGATAGACCTCCTCCTCGACCACGATCTCGGTGACGGACCCCATCGGGTCACGACACACGACGAACCGGTTGAGGTGGATCACCTTGATGCCGTCTTCTGCCACATACAGCAGGACGTTGCCACCCACCAGCAGGTGCTTGAACGCTTCGTGCATCGAGGCCCGGCCATTGGCCACCTCGAACGCAGACATGCCGGCCCGCTCCACCTGCACCAAGGCGGTGTCGAGTTCGGTCTTGATCTCTGGCCCTTGCTCTGCAACCCGGAGCGCCAAGTCATCGATCTCAAGCTTGAAGAAACTGGAGTTCGGAGGGAACAGCGTGATCAGCAGCTTGCTGGCGAGATAGTTCACGCCCCGGGCCCCAAGGCTTTGGTACGGGGTCTTCAGTCGACCACGGTCCCCTTGCCCTGCATCAGGGATCAACCCCGGGATCGTGACCTTGCTGCAGTCCCGGGCCCGCTGCAGGTACGGGTCACGGTTGGTTTGCAGCTGGCCGTACCTGGCCGCAGCTGTGCCGCCGTCCTCCCCGTACGGCTTGGCTTGGCGGTCAACGTTGCTGGTCAAGTTGAGTTCCATTACGCAACACCGGGAATACTGAGGCCGCTGACACCAGTGGTCCGATATGAACCACGGCTTCGCTTGGCCATGGCTGCAGGAACTTGGAGTTCATCGGTTGCTTTGCCAGAGTCCTGTCGACCAGCGTTTGGTGTATCAGTCGACGGCCCTTGTGTCACCGTGACGCGGCGCCCGTAAGGGTTTGGGAGGTAAACCGGCTCCGAAGGCAAGGATGACTCCGGCGCAACAGAGCCAGCAGCAGCAGTTGGTTCAGCAGCAGCAACAACAGTTGGTTCAGAAAGTGAACGAACAGCCTTGCCACGAATCTCAGTAACTGGTGATCCAGAAACAGCGGCGACCGCCTTGCCACGAACCTCGGTAGCTGGCGGAGGAGCAGCTCCGCGACCACGTGCGTAATTAGCACTTGTGCTACACATCATGCGTACCCCCCAGCGCCTGGAATCACGAGCGTGGACATCTGCGGCAAGTCGGTCCGGAGTTTCTTCCGACCGGTGCCAGCACGAATGGATTGAGCGGTGGCCTGGTCAACGGTCTCGATGGCTGACGCTGCAGCCATGGCCCCAGGGTTAGGAGCAGGGGGAGGTGGCGCCTTGCTGATGGCTAGTTGCTCCTGGTACTGGGCCCGCTGAGCAGCTGCCGCCTCTTGCTGCATTGCCATCTGCTCACGCTGGAGCGCAAGGCTCTGCTCTTGAGCAGCAGCAGCAGCTTCGGCCTGCTGTTGCTGTTGACGCTTGGCCCCTCCTCCTCCGCACATGGATCAGTCCTCGTTTTGTTGCTCAAGATAAACGGCTCTTAGCATGCGCACCACTTGGCGTGCACCTACAGCCATCCAGATCTCACGTTCAGACGCAGCTGGATCAGGACTGGACTCGGGGTAAACCTCGTCGAGCTTCTTCACCAAAGCTTCGTCGATTGGGGGGAACAGGTCATCCATCGATCTTCATTGCGGGGTCACGATCTGGGTCCCACAGTTCCACCGTAGTTGAGCTGAAGTCATAGTCCCCGTGTCGCAGGATCCGGGCCATGCGTGCATTGAGCAACGCAGCACCAAAGGTCTCACCACCTTTGCGGTATGCCTCGACCACTGCGTTCCACATGGCTGGCAGGGTGTGGTGCTCAGCCAAAAGCTTCTCAGCCTTCACTGGTCCAAAGCCTTTCAACCCGGGGTAATTGTCACTGGTGTCGCCGACCAGGGCCTGGGTCATCCAGTTTCTGTTGGCATCGCCGACGTCGTTGATCTCCATCTTGTCCATGCGCAGCAACTTGCCGGGCACGGTGCGCATGTCCTTGTCGGCGGTCACCATGATCGGGTCCCGGTACGACCCGTTGGTCATCAGGATCCCCATGACGTCATCGGCCTCCAGGTTCTGGTGACACCTGACGTCGTACTCGGACTCGAGCCAGGTCCTCATGTCCCGCAGGCCCAAGGGCTTGCGCTTGCCCATCCGGTTGGCCTTGTACGCAGGGGACAGCTGGTGCCTGAACGTTGGGTACGACGACAGGCACATCACCACTTCCTTGTGGCCGGTCGCCTCTTGCCACCTGTTCACCTGATGGGTCATGTAACTCTTGGCATCCGATTGTTCGAGGTGCAGGGTGTGGATCCATTCATCCCATCGAATGTCGTACTCACAGGCAGAGCACGCTGCATACAGCAGCCAGTCGGCGTCGATCAGCAAAGTCATGAGTAGGTGACGCGCAGGAAACCAGGCACGCGCCTGGGCACAGTGAATGAATTGGGATCGACGTCATCGTCGTTGAGCCTCCACTTGACGGCGCCTGGTGGCAGGTCCGTTTCGCAGGTCCACCACTTGTGGTCACAGATCCTGCATTGACGTTGGCGAAGCTTGGATTCAACGGTGTCGCTACGGGTCTGGATGATGCGGCAGGTGCTGCGTTCAACAGATGTATCGCAGTTGGGGCAGTGCATTTGGTTTGATGTTTAGGTTCCGAAGTAATGGGCCATCGGCACGACAAGGCGGCCGGTGTCCTGGTCATAGAGCAGCTTGTCGCAGGGTCCTGTTGTGCCAACGTGCCGACTCTTCAGGATCCGCAGCTGCAGTTCATTGCGCTCGGCAACGTCGCCTTGTTGATTGCGCTCAACGCCAATGACCAGGTCGCTGAGCTGGGCGATTGCGTGGCTGCCACGCAGGTGGCCAAGGCTGGTCTGTGCCCCCTCCTCGTGGCCGCGGCCTTCCGGTCGCTTGAGGTGGGACACCAGCACCACGCCAACGCCGGTCTGCGCAATGAGTTGGCGCAGCTTGGTGCAGGTCACGTCGATGGTCCGGCGTTCATCCAGGTCCGTCAGTCCTGAGATGACGATGGAGAGGTGGTCAAGGATGACGACGTCGACGTTCTCTGCGTCGGCCAGGTACCTGATCTTGGCGATGAGGTGGTCTGGATCCATCGATCCAAAGTGGTCATAAAGAAAGCACCGACCAGTGCCAAACACACGGTCAAAGCCATCTCGGATTTCACTCTCGTCGTACGCATTGGGGTTCAAATGGATGGGTTTGTTCAGCTCGATGCCGACAATCCCCTGCATGGTGCGCTGCGTGCTCTCCTCGAGGGCGATGTATCCAACGCGGAGGCCAGCACGAAGGAAGTGATGGGCCCACTCCCGGCACACGCTGGACTTGCCGACACCTGAGCCAGCACACAGGGTCACTAGCTCGCCACGCCTGAAGCCACGGGTCATGGCATCCAGTTGTGGCCAGGGGTACGGGCAGGCTGATGAAGCACCAGGCTTGATCAGCTCTTCCCAGAGATCGCTGGCGTTGACGATCCCGTCGGGCCTGGTTGGCGTGGCCTTCCAGAGCAACTCACGAAGGACGTCGCCTTCGCCTGCCACCAGCATCTCGTTGGCGTCCTTGCGGGGCAACTGGCACACGGCCACCTTGCCCAAGGGCAACACAGCCACGCATTCAGCAGCAGCTTTGACGCCCGGCTCGTCGTTGTCGAAGCACAGCACGATGCGTGCGAATTGGCTGAGCCATGTGGCATTGGCAGCCACGTACTTTTTTGCGGACTGGGCCCCGTTAGGGAGCGACACCACGGGGTACTTATTGCCTTGGACCTGGGACACCGACATGGCGTCGATCTCCCCTTCTGTCACGGTGACGAAGAGGTTGGTCTCCTTGCCAAAGTTCTGGCGCCAGAGGTGCTGGCCCCAGAGCTGCAGGTTGGAGGTGTCACCCAGCCAGCTGAAGCGCTTGTCTGCACCACGCAGGTGCTGAGCCACCACCTTGCCGGATTGATTCCGGTACGGCGCCACCTGGACGGGGCGACCGTTGTTGGTGGAGGACCCGTAGCCGAACAGGGCGCAGGTCTCCTCGGTTATCGCTCGTTTTGGGAGCGCCCGAGCCTCGACAAACTCAAGCGTCGGGGTGACCGGTGGTGGTAATGGCTCCATGCGGGGTTCGGGTTTGTCTGTTTTCTTTGGTTGCTCCTGGTACCCGCATCCGAAACAGGTCGCATGACCGTCGTCGTAGCGGGCCAGGTTGTTCTTCGACTTGCACTCAGGGCAAGCCTCATGCTTCAGGAACTTGGATGCCATTGGCCCATGCGGTCGGGATGTTGCCTTCGCACCAGAGGAACCCGTGCCTTTCGGCCCACTGCCAGTACGTGAGGGACCGGGGTGCCCGGCTCAGCTTGACGTCTGCTTTCATGAAGCAGAGCCTGATGTCCAGGCCTGGATGCTGTGCCTTGACGGCCACCATCTTGCGCCTGTCCTCTGAGTCGAACAGCCCCTTGGTCTCAACGATGACCCCGTTCGGCAACACAAAGTCCGGGGTGTAGACCGCGGAGATCGTGTAGCTCAGAGCCTGCACCTCGTACCCGAACTGCAGGCCACGGGCCTTGAGACTGGCTGCTACTGATGCCTCGAACCTGGATCGGTACCGGCTAGAAGTCAAACCCTTCGTCTGTTGCCGCTCCCGTTGCGTCGAACGGGACGCTGGCCTGCGCCTCGCTGGCCGCCCAGCCGGCTTCCTCTTGAAACCCGAAGCTATCGGCTGATCCACCAGATTCCACCAGGTTGAGGATTTGCACAGCCTTCAGGCGCAGCGTGATGCCGGCACCAAGGGCAGGTTGGTAGAAGGGGCAGGCCTCGAACGACACACGACCGGTGGTGCCAGACCACATGCCACGCAGGGCGTCGCGATCCTTGACCGGTGCACCGCTTGCATCAAAGAGTGCAGGCACTGCAGACCAGGAGCGACCGTCACGGTCGATGCCCTTGGCCTTCATCTTCACGCTGATGGTGAAGCAAGGCTTGCCGTCGATGTCCTCGTACCCAAAGCTCGGGTCGATGGCCTTGAACTTTTGGCCAGGGGCCTGTGCCTTGAGGCTGGCTTTATGGGCCTCGAACAAGGCGTCAAGCTGGTCAGCCATGGCGCCAGCCTCGTCGGCAAGAATCACAGCTGTCACTTTGTAGTGGCCCTCAGGGGTGAACTTGGTCTCGGGTTCGATCAGCTTCGGGTACTTGAACGTCGCCTTCGGGGTGGTCAGGCGCAGCTTGTCGATGTACTGGAAGTTCATGTGACGAAGTAGTCAGCGTTGTTTACAAGTTGGGGGTCGAACCCACCGAGGCTTGGCCGCGGCGGGAGTTTGGCCTGTACATCCGGCGGGAACTGGGCAGTCAGCTCATCAGCGATGGGCGTGAACCAGTCCCGGGCGTACATGCCAGCAAAGGTACTGCGGATTGTGGTCCGAAGTGTGGCCATCTCTGCTGGCGTCGTAGCGAAACAGTCGTGGATTCCACCGAGGTTGCGGATGCCAGAGGCGAAAGCCTCGATGGTGACGGCAGCCATGTGGCTGGCATCAAGACTGTGAATGACATTAGGGCTGAGCCCATTGCCCATCCGCTTGGGGTTGAGCTCAGTCGGTTGATGGTTGGTCAACAGATCCATTGGCACAGACGACAGGTGGTACAGGCGAACCCGCACCCCGCTGTAGTCCCAATACTCCTGGATCACGGGCACCCCGGAGGGTGACGTCCAACGCAGGGCCAGGCCCAGCTTCCCTGCTGTCTTGCCCACCTTGCGGAACCAGGACATCGCTGCCTTGGCCGGTGCGATGAGGGCCGACGTCTCCCGGTACAGGATGGTGGCCATGTAGTGGTGGCTGGACATTGCCCCCTTCTTGAAGCACCAGTTGTCACGACCGAACACCTCCTGCGCCCGGTCCTGGGCCCAGCCACAGCAGAAGTTGACGACGGCCTCCCTCGTTGCCGAGTACGGGATCGTCATGACCACAGGCTTAGCCAGCGTGCGATCAGGGCTCAGCTGCAGCCACCGGGCTGCATGCTCATCGCCACCTGCTGCGTCAGCCCGCACCAGGGCCAACACCCGCTCGAGCACCACGGCATAGATGTCACGAGGGGTCTCGCTTGGGGTGAGATTCACGAGGGCTGCCATCTCCTCGGACCTGAGCAGCGCCGAGTAATGCTGGATCCCCGAGCACGTGCAGTCCAGGACGACAGGGTGGTGGCACACCCAGCCGTACCCGTGGTGGCTGAACTGTTGGTACGTGCGGCAGAAGGCAAGGAATTGCCAAGGGTCCTTGGCCCCAGCCCAGAACTCCTGGTTGCACCAAGGCTCCCGGCCAGTGGCCTCGATCTGCAGCTGGTGTTCATGCACCCAGTCGATCCGCCCCTTCCACGTCAACTTGTTGTGGCCGTACGTGTTGGCCCCATGGATGCGGAGCCAGTCAGCCTCGGCCTCGGTGTTGATCGGTGTGCCGGCAGCGAACTGCAGCAACGACCGACCCACGTCGTTGGCTTGAGGATTGAGGAATGGGGGCCGGTAGTAATACCTACCTCTGAAGTCACACTGCACCGGGAAGTACAGCACTGGTTCATTGACGAGCCGACGTGCCACCCACAGCTGCTTGGCCGTAGCAAACCTTCGACCAGCATCACGGTCGTTGCGGTCGTGGATGCGACGGGCCACCATCCGCCACGCTGCGACGTCGTCGTGGTCGTCAGGCAGGCCCTTGGGGTAAGGCGGTATGACGTGGCCACTGCGGGGCAGCAGCCCACCAATGGTTAGGTTCCGGTCCCAGGCATGGTTGACCTGGTCCAGCATCCAGCCATTGATGCGCCACCCGACGCCTTGCTGGTGGTTGGCAGCCACCAGGTACGCATCGAACTCAGAGGAGCTGGCTGCGATGGGTTCGTTGTTCTCCTTGAAGAGGGTGTTGCCCGGGAGATCATCGGTCCAGTAGCCACCGGTCATGGGATCCGACCAGTCCCGGGGTGGGATGACGGTCGGCAAAGCAAAGGGACACAGCAGGCGTTGCTGCTCCTCTGCCCCACGCACCCAGTCGAGGGCCGCTTGGGTGCCACGCACACGCTTTACCGCACGCATGGCACCACGCTCCGCATAGATCTCGATCAGTCCGGTGTGCTGCTCGACCAGGTGGACAAGGAACACGCCGACGCTGAGCTTCTCTTGCGGGGTCCAGACCTCTGTGTTGCGCATGCGCATGGCATCCGCACGCTTCTGCTTGAACCGACGACGGACGCGTTGATGCGACTTGAGCTCGTACTCAGAGGCCCGGGCGAGCATGGTCTCCAGCCACAACCGTTCAGCCAAGGCGTAGGCCAAAGCCTGGAACTTGGGGGACTGGGTCAACTGATCAATGACCACCCGCATGGACACAGCTGCGATCTTGTGGGGTGCAAGCTGCAGCAACGGACCCATGTGGGCGTAGCCACGACCAGCCCGGCCATCACGCATGGCGTGGCGGTGCCGACGCAGGTCACGGATGATCCGGTCCACACCCATGGCAGCAAGCACGTCGCCATGGGTGGACAGGGATTCCATGCCCTGCTCACGGCGCTTGTTCATCCGGCTGGCGAATGCGTCGGCGCCGATCTGCAACATCTCACGCTCGAGTGCAAGCTGGCGATCAAGGTCGGCCAAGCTCCCGGCCTGCATTGAATGCTTGCCAAGCTAGCTCTCGCTCTTGCTCATTCATGAGGAAAGATACATTGCCCTTGAGCCAAGTAGAGAAAGCCTCTTGCTTAAGTAGTTCTGCTTCGGATGGTATGTTCAGATCTTCAGGCATGTACGTCCAATGGCTGGTCTGTGGCATGTAGCCCAGGTTCCACTGACTCATGTACCACCCGTGACCGTTGGCGTACCAAAGGATCTCACCCTTTCTGTTGCCCGCCTCCTTGGTCGGTGAGTAGCTGATTGGGAACACGTTTTCTGGCAGGTTGTTTGACATAATCCTTGGTGACGATTGTAATTTTGGTAGAGTTTGGGTAACGATTAGCCGCAAACTTTGCAGCCTCGGCACGTGACATGGCACGCAGCCATTCACGCATCGGTTTCATGCCGGTAAACTCCACGACTATTTCGTAGAGGTGTGCATTGGGGTCAGAAGTTCTACTCACCCCCTCCCCTATGTTTGCACCATGTTCTTCGCGCCACAGCATCAGGTAGTTCTCAACCGCTGCGGTGCTGCCGAACCCACTCATTGGTCAGCCTCCGCTCTCAAGCGTTGCGCCACCTCGGTCACTGCCAGGTGGCAGATCTTGTGCTCGGCGTACGGCGGGGCCCATGTCTCCACCTCCCGGGCCAGCAGTCTCAACACTTCTCGCATCCGATCAGGGCTCGTGATGGTCATCGAGTTGTTGGTCAGGCACCAGAACGCATCAAGCATGCGGAGTGGGAGCGTCTCCATCGAGTCGATGACGACAGGGGCCTGGTCGTTAGTCGGCTCAGTCATTGGGCAATGCCTCCAATGCGCGGCGGATTTGAGATAGGTCGCATCCCCTGCCGTGCATAGCTAGGTCTGCATTGAGCGTGTCCAGTTGCAGTAGCGCCTGCTTCTTCAAGCTCGGCGGCTTGGGACGGCGAACGTCGCGAAGTTCAGCGCCCATTTCCCTATCGTGGAGGGCGTTAACCAACCACTCACAACACGCCTCCAGCTCCTGGTCGGCGCCCCAGCGGGCGGCCTCATTTACAAGGTCTGCAAATGACATAGGAGTTTCAATATATTTTGTAGACCACTGTTCGACCAGCTCAGGCGGTGGGGTGATTGGGTGTTGGTTAGTCATTGGTGCCCTCCAGCCTGTTGGCCACCAGCTGTGCGTAGTCAGCGATGTCTAAATGCTCTGGCCCTGGCTGCGTTGAATGCCTTGCATTCTGTGCATCTGCATCCGTCGCGCTCATAGCGCTGTCTTGTTCCATGGTTTGCTGGTTGCGGAAGGTTGAGTCTTGGTTGAAAGATTCGACTGTCGTCGATCCCACGTTGCTGTCGCTTGCGAAGGGTGTCTGGCTTGATGCCAGTGCGTTCGGCAATAACTGTGACCGGAATCCCGGCAACCTTGGCTGTGTTGCGTCGGTTGTTGAGGTTGTCGCGCATGGTCACCCAAGCGCAATTGCCCGGCCTGTATCCCTTGCGGGTATCCAGTCGTTCCAGTGTTAAGCCACTGGGCTTTGGCCCCATGTCTTCGAAGAACTGGTCGTATGAATCCCATTCGGGACACACGGTGATACCCCTTCCCCCATAGTTACGCCAGCCGGCGTGCGATGGGTTGGTGCATCGACTGCGCATGTTGCGCCAAGCGATGTAAGTAGGTGTGCCTGATGGGTTGATCCATTTAGCCATAGCCAATCATGTCAAGCGCATTACTTAGTGCTAACCATTGCTTCCCTTGGGCCGCAAAGGACAGCGCACCTAGCATAGCCAACGATGTCAACAAGTGAGTCCAGGTGGGTTGGGTCAGCCTGCAATCGGCTGAGTTTAAGGGCAATCATCATGTGTGCCACTTGATGCGGACCGATGTCAGCACCAGCAATGGCAGACCACATCAAAGCGATGCGGTTAAAACTTTCGACTGGGTCGCCGTAGTCCGAGTAACGATCGTGACCAATGGTCTCAGCCGCCTCATCAAACTGTGCAATGCGTGTGGTCATGCGGCCTCTGGTGGTGTGGGTTGGTCGTTGGTGCCCAGGAATCGAGCGGCCTGCTGCCGGTCCCGTCGTCCCTTCTCGGTCAACAGGTAGCCCTTGGAACAAGGGCGAATCAGCTCGGCTTGGTTCAGGGTCGAGAGCTCGGCCCTGATGGTGCCAGTTAGCCACGCTGCTTCCCGTGTCAGGTAGGCGTGGTGGACTGCGGTCTCCAGTTGGTCCAACGACAGGGCCAGTGGGTACTGCAGCCACATCGCATCCAACAAGTCGGAGCGGAGCTGTGCCAACACAATGGATTCAGGTTTCATTCGATTGGCTCGGCCGTTGGTGCATCAAGGGCCCCAGCTTGGTAGATCTCGAGCACGTGCTGGGCCCAGGCTGCGGCGAGGGTCACGGCCTGGGCGTTGGGGTTCGTGCTGTAGCTGGCCCGCCACCAGGATCGGTAGGCCTCCATTAATTCAAAGGTCGTGGGCATTTGCTTTGGGTTGTGGTAGGTGGTGGGCACCGGTGAGGGTGCCCGTTTGTGATTAGCCTTTGAAGGCCAAGGTCACGGTCAGGACTCCGATCAGGGCCCAGAGGACCAGCTGTCGCTGCTCCAACCGGTCAATGGCCGCGGATTGGGTGTCTGTGATCTCGAGTGCCGCGGTAATGATGTCCGCCTTGGTGCTGTGCTCTGTGGTGTTGTTCACGTTTTGTTGTGGTTGAGTTGGGTTTAGGTGCAGGTGCGGTGAGCCCTGCAGAGGGGCCGGCGTGGCCCCTGGGCAAGGGTCAACCCATCCCTGACATGTCGGGGAACGTGTACGTCTCCCGATACGGTGGCTGGGTGGTGATCTCAAACCAAGGACAGACCAGATCCCAACAGGATGGGTGGGCCTCGATGTCCTCTTGCATCCGCTCGACGGCGGCGCGGGCCTCGGCTCTGGTGTCGTAGCTGTAAACGAAGTCGACGCTGCCCTGGTCGTGGGCGTAGACGTGAAAGGCCATGGCTGTGGTGTCGCTGTTAATTGCTGCGCCTAAGGGCAGCAGGGAAGGGAGCAGCGCTCCCCTCCGGGCTGTCGTCAAGCGATGCAGTCGGCGCTAGCCCGTGACAGGGCAGCCATCAGCTGCTGGGCGGCATCCAGGGTCCAGAGCTTAGCGCTCAGGATCGGGGTCCTTTGCCCCTCGACGTAGGCCACCAGGATCCAGCCCTCATTCGAACCAGGGCGAACCCCTAGCCGTAGCAGTGGCCCGGTGTGGGCCGTCACCTGGTGGCTTTGGTCTTCGGCGTAGTCCAGCCAGTAGATCTCGCTGCCGTTGATCGCTAGGCCGTGTTCAGTCCTGAGATTGAACTCAACCCAGGCGTCGATGGCGTCGATGACCTGCCGGACTGTGATCCGGTGCTTGGCATCGGTTCCGATTGTGTGTAGGCGGTGCTCGTGGGCGGTTGCTGTGCTCATGGTCCTGGGAATTCGGTGAGTGTTGATCGATCGGGAATCTGATACGTGGGCTGAGCCAGCTGGGCCAGGGCCACCATCCAGAGGACAGCGGACCCCAGCATCGCCAGCCCTGCAGTAAACAGGGTGCGGTTCATCAGCCCCCGAAGTAGAAGAGGGAGCAGAACCACTCGAGGGCCTCGTAATCAAGCTCGCGGCGGCGGCAGTCGATCCAGGGTGTGCCCCAGTCCTGATGTTGGAGGCGTGGGTGCGCTGGGCTTTGGTCTTCCAGGTCCCCAATGATCCGGAGCGCAGGACCGCCGGTGCTCAACAGGATCTGGAACTCCTCGGGCTTTAGCTGGCCCGGTGTGCCCCATCCGCTGCGCACGTCGACAGCGAGCGCCGATTCCTGGCAGCTCTCCTCGATCTCGTCAGCCACCACGTCCCGATTTGTGCCGTCGTAGCAGTAAAACCTGAGACACGCCTTGGCCTCGGGTGAAAGGTGCCGCCCCTCGCCTTCGTCCCGGCAGAAAAGCCAGGCCTCGTGCGATGCGGCAATCTCCTCAGCCCAGGCCCGAGCGTTGGCCTCGGATCCGGTCAGTGTTGCGGGTGCAGTTGTCATCAGTGTCGATGCGGTTGTGAATGCAGGTGAACCCTGCAGGGGAGGCCGGAGCCCCCCGGGCAAGGATCTAGTACCCGAGCCAGGCCAGCAGGGCCTCGGCGTTTCTGGCGTCCAGATGGAGCCAGCTCACCCCGTGGTTGTCGGCGTAGACGTCGTCCAAACAGCAGCCGTGATCGGCCAACAGCTTGGCGGCGTCCGCGTGGCTCAGGTTGCCATCGTGATCCGTGAAGTCCAAGACGGACTCCGAGTAGGTCAGGTGCATGTTGTCGAGGTGCGGATGAATTGCAGAACTAGAGCTTCGCCCTTGCTGCCCCTGAAGTATAGCCACGGGCCAGCAGTTGTGTGGGTTGAGGTGAAGTTTGGGGGGCGCTGTGAAATCCAAGGGACCAGGCCGAGAATGAGAATCATTCCCAAAGCCCCCTCCCAGGCCCAGTCCAGCCCTTGCGCACCTGTCATCCATGCAGATACGCATGGACCCCAAACCCCTTGGTATGACTGGGTTGGCCAGAAACTGGACACACCCTGGACACACCCTGGACACACCCTGGACACACCAATACCGCGCGCGCGTGCCCCCGTGGGGGGTGAACCGCGCCGACGCCCTATACGTAAGCGTCTCAAATTTTTCCACCAAAAAAGCCCCTCAAATTTTTGGACCAAAAATCTCCCTTGTTCAAGCACCTCACATTTTTCCGCCAAAAAGTCACCTCTACCCACCCCCATCGGACGACGTCTCCCATAATTCAATACTGGTGTGCATAGGTGGATATAGGTGTCTATGGATGACCATGTATTTCTTTCATTATCATCAATAACAACAAGACATGGTCAACCATATTCCCCTTTGGTTAACCATGTATCGGTATTACCTTTCCTCCTAACCGCTCTCCTTCGGAGAGCTATTTATCCTTAGGTGACCATAGTTAACCATAGGGGGCTGGATTCCCCTTCTATACGTACGCACACATATGTACTACTCCGCTGCTCTGGCGCAGCCAGTAGGCGGAGCCTTGGTGGCCATGGGCCCTACCATTGGGCCCATTGGTCCTTTACCCCCATGAGTCGTCCTAACGATTCCGAAGCCTCCAGGGTCCTGTCGGACCTCCATACCGACCTGGCGTGGCACCTGAAGTCCAGGCTGGATGACGGTTCAATCAGCACCGCTGAGCTCAACATCCTCCGCCAGTTCCTCAAGGACAACGGCATCTCAGCCCAACCGGTGGCCGGCACCAGCTTTGGGGACCTGGTGGCGTCGTTGCCAGACATGGATAAGATTGTGCAGATGCCCCGGCGCAAGGTCGCCTAGATCCCCATGCCTGACCCTTCTGACATCCCGTCTGGGTTTTACATCTCGACCGCCACCAACAACACGGTGGCTGCTGCACCTGCCATCGGCATTGGCCCGGCTGGGTTCGGCACCGTCACCCAAGGCACCAGCAAATCCACGACCGTCGTCGTCAACGCCAAGGCCGGTGTGGTGACCATGCACAACGCGAGTTTGGCGTCCAACACTGCCATCCAGTTCACGATGACCAACAGCGCCATCTCCGGCACTGACGTCGTCTCCGTGAACCAAGGCACTGGTGGCACCGCTGGTTCGTACCAGGCCCACTGCGTCTCCGTAGGGGCTGGTACTGCCATCTTCCGCGTGGTCAACACCAGCGGTGGCAGCTTGTCCGAAGCCGTGACCCTGAACTTCGTGGTCATCGACACCACTGCCGCTTAACCCGCCATGTCTGCACCAATCGTCACCACCCTTGGCACTCTGACGTCGGCAGGCACCACCGGCTTTCAGGCTTTAGCCACCCAAGACAACCTGGTGTTTCAAGTCACCGTGTCGTCGATTGGCACCAACGTCGTGATTCGGCTCGAGGGGTCCCTGGATGCCACCAACTGGTTCAACCTGGACCCCATCGAAGCCGACACCACGTTGACCGCCAACGCCACCACGGCGTATTCCGTCAGCCAAGCACCTGTGTCGTACGTCAGAGGGCGGCTGGTGAGCCTCTCAGGGGGCTCGCCGAGCGTCGTGTTTAAGGTTGCCCTCTCTACTGCGGAGTAAGACCCATGAAACGGCTTATAGGAGGCTCTGGTGGCGGTGGAGGCGGTGGAGGCACCCCAGGCGGCTCTACCACGCAGGTGCAGTACAACAACGCTGGCGCTTTTGGCGGCATCAGCACTTTTACCTATGACGGCAGCACGCTGACGACTGCTGGCCGGTTTATCAATAGCTATAACGCTGTTGCATCGAGCCCAGCTAAAGCCTTCACTGGCACTTGGTTCACGGGTGGCACAAGCACCACGACCAAGCCACACCTGCTGATCGAGCCCACCGGCACTACGAGCACGGGCTGGTCCACCAATGGCACCGGTCTTGGTGTTAATGCCGCAAGTACGTTTGGCGGGAACCTGCTGGATCTACGGGTGAATGGGACGAGTCGGGTTGTTACTACAGCGGCAGGCCGCGTGGGGATTGGTACTACAGCACCTGGCGCCCAACTAGACGTTGTTGGCGGGAATGCTGCCGACTTAAATAATCCAGCAGTTTTTATTGAAAACAATAAGTTTCTTACGTTCCGCGATACAACAGGGTTCTGGGGATTGTCGGCTTATGTATCTAGTTCAAATGACGCAACTATACTTGCAGCCGGCAATTTAATTTTTACCACTGGTGGGGCCACCGAACGGTTCCGTTTTACCAGCACAGGGATATTCCAGGTTGCCGACGCCGGAAATATCCAAGTAGGCACTACTACCGGCACCAAGATCGGCACTGCTACCACGCAGAAACTGGGGTTCTATAACAAAACCCCGGTGGTACAACCCGCTGCTGTTGCTGACGCTACAACTTCAGTAGACGTAATCACTCAATTCAACGCACTCCTTGCTCGGATGCGTAACCTTGGCCTCATCGCTCCTTAACCATCATGGCTTCTTTCAACATTTCAATCGACGACACGCTCGTCCCCGGCATCATCGCTACCGCCAACCTCGAAGGCAAAGCGCCTGAAGATGTGGTGGAGGAATACGCAACGTCTATGGCCACCAAGGTGTGTCAGGACCTAAAGGTCGGCCCCTACTACACGGGTCCCACGCCGCCCCAGTTCAACCAAGATGGCTCACCCTACGTCGTCTCCGTAGTTGAGGATGTCCCCGTTGCTGAGGAACCCGTCCCCGTTGCTGCTCCGTCCCCGGACATCTGAAATGGGCAGCGCTAGATACGGTCTCTAGCTTGTCCTGAGCCTGACGCAATTCCCCCCCCCATGACCCAAGCCACAGGCTGGCAAGCGTTGCCGGAACCTCTGGCCTCTGATTTCCGGTATTTTCTGGTCCTGGTCTGGCGCCATTTGAACCTGCCGGACCCAACTCCCATCCAGCTCGACATCGCTGGATACATGCAACACGGTTCCAAGCGCCGCATCGTTGAGGCGTTCCGAGGCGTTGGTAAGTCCTGGATGGCCGCGGCCTATGTGTTGTGGCTGCTGCGTCGGGATCCACAGCTCAAGATCATGGTGGTGTCGGCCTCCAAGACCCGGGCCGATGACTTCACCATGTTTTGCATGCGGCTGATTCGAGAAATGCCGCTGCTGCAGGCACTTGAGCCAGACCGGGAGGAGCAGCGCTCAGCCGTCAACCGGTTCGACGTCAGGCCCGCGATTCCGGACCAGAGCCCATCCGTCAAAGCAGTCGGCATCTTTGGCCAGCTGACCGGGTCCAGAGCCGACCTGATCCTGTCCGATGACGTGGAGACACCGACGACGTCGTGGTCCGTCGGTATCCGGGAGAAGCTTTTGGCCGCTGTCGGTGAGTTCAACGCCATCCTGAAGCCCGGTGGCGAGATCATGTTCCTGGGCACGCCCCAGACCGAGGAGTCGATCTACAACAAGCTGGCCCAACGCGCCTACGACGTGCGCATCTGGCCGGCCCGGTACCCCGAAAAACCCGTCAAATACGGCGACCACCTGGCCCCCGTGATCCTGGATGGGTGTCCAGAGCTCACCAACCAACCAACGGACCCCGGTCGCTTCAGCGAAATGGACCTGTTGGAGAGGGAAACGTCGTACGGCCGGTCGGCATTTGCGCTCCAGTTCCAGCTCGACACAAGCCTCAGCGACGCCCAGCGGTTCCCGTTGAAGCTGGCGGACCTGATGGTCCTCGAGGTGTCGGATCACGCCCCAGAGAAGCTCGTGTGGAGCTCTGGAGCCGAGTACCGGATCAGCGACCTACCTGCTGTCGGGTTCAGCGGCGATTATTACTACCGGCCCGCTTACATCCACGGCACCTGGTTGCCGTTCCAGGGCTGCGTCATGTTCATCGACCCCTCTGGCCGGGGCCTGGATGAGACGGCCTACGCGATCGTTGCCCACCTCAACGGCAATTTGTTCTTGCTGGAGTCCGGTGCATTCCGGGACGGGTACTCAGAGCTCGTTCTCCAGGGTCTAGCTGCGGCCGCAAAGCGCCAGAAGGTCAACTTGATCCTCCTGGAGGACCAGTTCGGCCAAGGCATGCTGGAGAGCCTCCTGAAGCCGTACCTGCAGGTGCAGCATCCGTGCACCGTCGAGACCGTCCGGTCCAATGTGCAGAAGGAGCGCCGCATCATCGCGGCCCTGGAGCCGGTGCTGAACCAACACCGGCTGATCGTCAGTCGGTCGGTCATCGAGGGCGACGCCAAGACCCGGGACGACGAGGCCGTCGAGAAGCGCCTGGCGTACCAGCTATTTCATCAGCTGACCCACCTCACCGTCGACCGTGGCTGTTTGGCCCACGACGACCGTCTAGACGCCCTTGCCGGTGCGGTTCAATACTGGAACGAATCGCTGGCCATCGATGAAGACCGCGCCATCCGGGAACGGCAATCGGAACTCTGGGACCTGGAGCTTCAGGCGTACATGGGTGACCTTGAAGGAGCTCTTGACCGAAGCCTTTTGGGCGGGAGCCTTACAGATCTTGCTGCGGCCCCGGCCACCACGGGCTGGATCCGGCGCAGAGCGTAAGAAGACCAACGTCAGGGCTTGGGTGATTCGGCTTCCTGGCGTCTTTATCGGGTACGGGGGCACGAGTGAGCCTGGCTCTTTCCAGACTGTCGTCATGGCCGAGACCGAGGAAGCGGCCTGGGAGGTTGCAACCGATTGCGATGTTTGGGAACGTATCCCGTGGAAGGTGGACAACGTCCAAATCTTTCCCAAGTCCCCCCTCACCAGCGCAAATGTCGGCTATTCGTCTCGCAAACGCGGCTAAACACGACGCCGGCCTCCCACATCAACTGGCGGCCTGGAACGGACTCCAGGAAACCTTGACCCCCAAGCAGCTCGAGGACTTTGCAGAGGCGTACAGGGCGGCCCCGGACCCCAAAACAGGCCTGTTTCAACCCGGGTCGCCGTTTTCCTTCAAGCTGACCCCCAACGTGACGTACGGGGAGTTCACCCAGCAATCAGAAGCCCGCCGGTTTGTGGCTCAACGCCAATGCGACACGGCCCTGGTGCTGGCTCAGTTCGTCCAGAAGGCCAGGGATCACTTCGGTTTGCCTGCAATCATCACCAGCGGCTACCGTCCCCCCAGGATCAACGCCCAGGTGGGTGGTGCCAGTCAATCCGAGCACCTCTACAACGCCAAAGACACCGGTGCCGTCGACTTTTACATCGACGGGGAGTCCGTCTACACCCTTCAGGACTGGGCCGACAAAGAGTGGCCGTACTCCCTGGGCTACGGGGCACCCAAGGGGTTCATCCACATCGGAATGCGCACCGGCAAACCCCGCATAAGATGGAACTACTGACACCAGACCCATGAAAAAAGGCGGCAAGGGCACCAAGGGCGGCGGCGGCAAGAAGGGTTACTGATGGCTGACCCCAGAGAAGGCCTTTACATCAACATCAAGCGGAAGCGCGACCGGATCAAGGCGGGATCCGGTGAGAGCATGCGCAAGCCAGGGGCCAAAGGCGCCCCTACTGCCGCTGATTTCAAGCAGGCCGCCAAAACCGCCAAAAAAAAGTAAAGCGTTACTGACCTTTGCGCTTGACGCCGGCCTGTGACAACGCAATGGCCAAGGCCTGACGGGGATTTTTGACCACCGGGCCACCTTTGCCGCTGTGGAGCCCGCCGGCCTTGAACTCCCGCATGACCTTGGAGACCTTTTTGTCCGCCTTGGTGGGCTTTTTCATCGTTTTACGAGCGGGGTGACGACGCCGGCCAGGATCTCGATGGCCCGGTACAGCTTGACCGCCATTCTGGTGTACTTGCTAAGGGTCTCGTTGTCGCGAGGGGTGGGCGTCAGGTTCACGATGGCCAACGCAGCGCCATGGATGGCCACTACGACGGTCACGTACTCAGGAATCCGGCTCATGGGTCGGCTGGGTGGGGTTGTTGCCCTTAGCTTGCCACTTGCGATCCAGGTTGTCAGTGGCCTCCCGGGCCAGCCATCGGGTCACCATCACTTCGTGGTGCCAAGCAGTGTTCAACAGCTCTGCTGTGGCCAGCAGGCCTGACCAATCCTCGTCTTGGTACAGCTCCAGCAACGTCCGCTGGACTCGCTCCTCGCTGAGCTCAAGCTCGAGGCTGGGTTCGATGGAGTTCAATACTTGCGCTCAATGGCCCGAAGGCGTTCTTCGTGGTCCTGAAGCATGATTTGCATCGCGCCCAGGATCGTGGTGGTCTTGGCCTCAAATCGACCCAGGCCCCCGGCAATCTTCCAAAGGGCTGAGACGCCAGCCCCGCCAAGGCCTAAGACGGCAATCACGGTTGCTGGGTCCATCGTTGGGGCTGTTGCTTTACAGCGGCTTGCTGCAACCCACCTTAACGGTCCTGCCTACCATCAGGCCCCAAAAGCGGCTTTGATCTCGCCAAAACCCTCAGCAGCGCTTTAAACTTTTAATAGTTCTATTTCAGCTTCAAGCGTTTCAACTTTAGCAATTAGTTTTTGCATTGCGCCATACATAGCAGCGTAAAGCTGGTCGGCATTCAAGTCAAGACAATCTTGAATCACATCTTCGCTGATTAACTGGTCATCTTCAAATACTTGATTGTATTTGAAATCATGAACATTAACGGCTTTTGGAAAAACGGCTTGAACATCTTGAGCAATCCAGCCAAGCTTGTGTCGATCTGGTACTTGGGTTTCCGAATAGATTTCATCTTTCCACTTGTAACGCTTCAAGGGAATTGTTTTGACGGCTAAGTAGCAAAGATCAAGGTTGGCCAGTTCAATGTTTTCCTTGAGCCGTTCATCGGAAGCAATCGTCCAAGTATTAGTTGATGGCTTACCAGCGGAATCGGTAGCTAACGCTAATTGATAGCCAGGGGCATTGGTTCCAATTCCAATGCCATTGTCTGTAACAAATAATCGGCCGGTGTTGGATGTGCCTAGGGCAACCTTGCCAGCGTCTTCTGCCACTATGCTGAAAATGCCAGTCCCTCGATGCCTGATGCTGGCGGTACTATTTGCACCACCGTTGTCTCGAATTAACCTAAGAGCGTAATCGGAATAAGTCGTGTCACCAACTAAGTCAATAATGGCAAATTGGTTACCGGTTGCTCCGGTTCCAATTTCTAAAGCGGTGCCTGAACCTCCAGCAAAAAACCGTACATTGCCACCTTCGACAAAAAGCCTATCGGTTCCAGTGTTGGGCGAGCCGATTCCGACGCTTCCATCTGCATTTACAAATACCCTGCCGGTGCCTCCTGTGGCAATGCCTAGCTGGTCGGTGCCAGCCAGGTAAAATCCGGTGTTGGTATCGCCCGCAAAGTTAATTGCTGGTGTGCCAGAAGAGCCGGCGGGAATGGTCACGGGTCCTGCCAAGACAACCGAACCATCTGTTCCCACCTGTATGTAATCAGTTTCAGATCCAGCAACAGACTTAGACAACTTAAAAGCGTGATCCGTGCTGGTTTTTTGACCAAACAACCATTCAGCAGTTGCCCCACCATTGAACAAGTGGTAACGCGCTTGCCCAGCAGTAGATGGAGCAACGCGTACGTTGCCAATGGTTGCACTTGCAGCTGGCAGTGAAACGTCAACGCTTGTAGCTGCTGTAGTACTGCCTACCCGAACTGTGCCTGCACTACCAAGCGAACCAGTAAAACTTGGCGATGCAAGTGGAGCTTTTTCTGTATCTAATTCTTGGATGGCCGCTTCAACGGTGGTTGCTGCAATGCTGCCAGATGGCGTAAATGCAAGCTTGGTTGCTGCGATTGCCGCTGATGCGTTGACATCAGCATTAACAATGGCGCCATCTGCGATCTTGGCGCTGGTAACGACTCCATTGTCAATCGTCCAAACCGTGCCTCCGACCGACGTCGTAATGTCTCCCTTGTCCCCGTTTGGGATTACGTTTGCCAAGCCGTCGACCACACTGTCGTCGAGCTCTTGCTGGGTGTAGATGGACTGCGTTGCGTTTGTGTCGAGGTCAGCAGCGACCAAAGTCGACCCATCGGAGAAATTAACCAAAGGCGCAGAGAGCGGTGTCGTTCGGTACACCACTACCGCCGCACCATTAGCGGGGGCCGCATCCATTTGAATCAAGCTGCCATTGACCCACGTGAACGTGGCGGCAGAACCAGCGACCGTGACGGCCACGTGTTCCCGGCGGATGTAGCCAAATGGAACCGCAAACTGGGTGGTCGACCCGTTGCCCGTGTACGTGGTGTAGGAGTAAGCCATCAGCGGTTAGCGGGGGGTTGGGGACCAAGGTGCGCCGAGTTGCGCAGGCTGCGGACTGTTGTCCATACCGTACCGTTGAATGTAGGTTTTTTCAGCCTTTCGGGCTTCAGCAGCAGCCTCTTCGGCGGCAATCAGTTGGCCCTTGGCCGTGCTGACCTTGAAGTCCTCCTTGGCCAACTTCTTGAACCGTTGGATCTCGGTCTGAATTGCAGCGGCACGGAGACTGACGTCGCGGCTTGATGGCCCTTCAACAGGCCAGGACTGGTACTGGGCCGATTCAATCAATTTGGTGGCTGTCTGCTCGAATGTCAGGCCGTACTCGTCCTTGACGGTGGCAAAGCGCATGACGTAGTCCTCGAGCTCGCTCGGGGTCAAGCGCATCTCCGGTCCGAAGTCAGCGGCCCGTGGCCCGGAGAAGTTGGTGCCCTTGCCAGACAGCAGGCCCATCTCTTCGTGGACGGGGCCCAGGGTCTCCCGGCCCTGCTGGAACGCAGCGAATGGGGTGAACTGCATGGCAGCCTGGAGCCACGGCATGTCAGCTGGGATGATCTCTGCACCCAAGATGCCCTGGGTCAGGATCGGGGCCCCGTTGATCCAGTCACGACGTGCCGGCAGGTTGTTCGACCACCCGGGCACAGCGTTGCGCACCTCGTCCAGGGTCTCCTGGAAGAAGCCCATGAGGCCACCAATGTCGCTTGGGTCCACGGTGCGGCTGACGGGATCTGTCTCACGTCGTGCGGCCCGCAGAGCAGAGCTGTACGGCACCATGCTGGCCACGATCCTGGACATAAGCCGAGAAAGCCGATTGCGTTGCGAAGGTCCGGTAATGATTTGGCCCGGGTCAAAGGCCGCTTGGTACAACTCGTTGAAGCCCTGGAAATAACTCTTGCCAAGCATCCCCATGGCCGACATTTGGGCCAAGGTCAACACCAGGCTTGACCCCAAGCGGTTGCGGCTCTCGGTCGACAGGGAGTTGGCGATGTCGGTGTAATCGCCGATGGCCCCAAAGAGGGTGGCAAATGGCTCAAGGGCCCGCATGGAGGTCGGCACAGACCAGGCCCCCTCGGCGTCGTTCCAGACCTGCACCGAATACGGCATGCGTTTCTCGATGGTCGTCCATTTCTCCTTGGCGGCAGGGTCGATCGGGCCGCCACCGTTGAACCTCATGTACCCAAGGCCCGAAGCCATGGCGACGAGCGACAGTGCTGCGGACCCAATCGCCACCTCGCCCACAGCCAGGTCCCGGGTAAAGGCGTCCTCGCTGGTGATGTCCCGCCACCACGTGTCGACGAAGATCGCGGCAGGCGTGTTGCGCATGGCGGACTTGATGATGTTCGACGGCACTCGCTGGAACGGCTGAAGAAACTTGAAGATCGGACCAATCCCCCGAGCGTTGGAAAGCGTTTGCATTGCCTCGCCGGGCAGCGAACCAATGCGACCAAAGGCCAGGTTCCGGTGATTAAGGGCAAAGTTGGCCAAGCGGTGCTGCATCTGGCCTTCCTCGACGTACCGCTGGGCAAAGTCCTGCAACTCGTTGCCACTTAGCCCCTTGGTTTGGCCAATGCTGATACCTTGCGACAGGGTTCTGGTCTCAAGCTCAGCCCACACGTTGTCGGTGAAGTTGATGGCGTTCATGAAGTTCTGGGCTTGGGGGCTCTCCATGGCCACGTCGGCCAGGTTCTTGCCATCGATCACCGCTGACTTCATCGTTTCCTGGGTCCTGGCATCTGCGTATTGCTGCGCAAACTTCCAAGCCTCTGAGCTGAACTCCTTCATGCCACGCTCCGTCGCCAGCTCCATGCCCCGGGGCAGGTGACGCACGTGCTCGTAGGCGTACCCAGCGAGCGTGGAGTTGAAGGTGTCAATGCCGATGGCCAGGCGGCTGGCACCTGTGCCGGCGATCTGCCACAGCTTGTTGATGGCTTGGCCGATGGGGCGTTGGGCCATGTCTTGGCTCATGTTGACCGTGTTGATGGTCCAGCCCGTCGGCGCATCTGGCCCGGACAGCAATTCGCCTTGGGCGTCACGTTGAGCGACACGGTCCAACCAGTCGAGGCTGCTGACGTCCATGTTCATCAGCGACCGGCCAGCCTTCAAGGAGTGACCGGCGACGCGCATGGCGTTGCTCAGATTCATCCAATACTGCTGGAACATCATCATCGAGTACATGGCGCGCTTCATCTCGCCCTGGGCCAAGGCGCCACCTGCTTGTTGCAGTGGGAACCGGGCCAGGTTCAGCAACCCGTTGCCCAGGTTGGTGGTTGCAGTGACGCCACTGCTGATCAGGTTGTTGACCCGCAGCATCAGCAACCCGTTGGGGCCCATGTTTTGCAGGGCCGGATCATCAAAACGACGCCACCACCTGTTGCGCATGGCGGGCTCGGCGCCGGCGCTGACCAGGGCCTGGGCCAATGCGTCGGCCGCGGCCTGAGCCTTAGGCGTGATCTCGCCACCGTTGGCAGCGTCCACCAGTTCTTCGTCGATCTTGCCGGTGATGGTCTCCTCGATCGGGCGGGCCCCTTCAATCTCGAGCTCCTTGGTGATGGCTTCCTCGATGTCGATGGTCTCGGCAGCAGGCACAGCAGCAGCCTCCTCAGCGACCTGTGTGGCTGGTGGTGCGTCGTAGTTGCGGGGCACCTGCATCTCGACGCCCAGCTGACCCCAGGGCCTGGTGACACGCATCACGGCCTCATGGGTGGCCCGAGCCGACTCGGCCGCAGTGATCAACCTGGCCAGCCGTTCGGACTGGTTCAGGCCCTCGACGCTGGCCGAGTTCAGCCACATGGCAGCTTCCATCGAGGCCTCGACCTGCTTCTTGTCGGCCAGCCACATGGCACGGTTCAAGGCACCCAACTGGTACTCCTCAAAGCCAGCGATCAAGGGGGTCAAGCCCCGCATGATTGCTTCGCCGTCTTCGCCGTGACGCGACAACCAGTCTTGGCTGAGGGCCCGGACCTCCTCCCGGGTGAACGACGGAATGCCAGAGAGTCCTTCGCGATCAGGCAGCACCCGTGACATGGCGTTGTAACCGTCGACCAGGTTCTCCTTGGTGGCGGTGTAGATCGTTTGGCCGGAGGGGCTCTGGGTCTTCTGGAAGCTGTTGGCCAGCAGGTCGTCGTAGGTGAGCTCTCCGCTCAACAGCTGCTCCTTGGTCATCCCAAGTTGCTGGGCGAACCGACGCACCCAGTCGTCGCTGTTCTCGGGGCCGGGGCCAGGCTCCACCGGTTTCCGGGGTGGTGGCACTTCCGATGCTTGCTCACCGTTGATGCGACCAACCTCTGTGTTGCTGGCCTGATCGGCCGCCAATGCGTCGCGCCAGCTCTTGGCCAAGTCGTATTCACCCCGTTGCTCAAGTAACGCGATGCCGCGCATCAGTTGTTCGGCCGCCATGGTGTCAAGCTGCTCCGGTGTCTTGAGGGCCAGGCTCGGTTCGACGCCTGGGTCGTATCGCTCAAGCGGGCCAAATGCTGGCTGCATACCGAACGCCTTGCCCCTGAGCCGCAATTTGCCGGTGTACGCCTTGCGATAGAGATCCTCGATCGACGTCCAGCCCCTGAACTGGGCTGCGTTGCCGATCTTCTCGACGGTGTCGATCAACTTGTTGATGACGTTGGTGGCGGCGACAACGCCCTTCAGGATGCCGTCGGCCCAACGGGAACCAGTCAGGCCCTTGACGGAGTACAGAGCCTTCAGGTCCTCGATGGGGAACCCAAGCAACGCGGCAGCGGGCGAGACACCAGCTTCCATGGCAGGGCCGTAGACCTCAAAGCCTTGGGCCTGGGTCTCAGATGGCATTTGGAACTCTGGCTTTTTGCCAAGTTCCTTGGCTCGCTCGATGATGCGCCCCCTGCGGGCTGCATTTGAATCAGCGAACCAAAGGCGGGCCTTGGCAATGCCGGAGTTCATGACATTGATTTCCTTCAAGGTCAGGTACCGCTGCTGGACGGCATGGAAGGCTTCATGGAACGCGGTCTCCAGCTTGTCGGCCCGATAGTTCAGCAAGTCCTTGAAGTGTTTTTTGGTTGCTGTGACCTTCAGCCGCATCCGGGTGAAACTGATCGCTTCTGCGATCGGGTCCATGAACACTTCGCCACGGCCGCCAAAGCCAGAGTTGGCATAGGGGTTGTAGGAACCGCCGATCTCTACGTTTTTGTCTGCCGTGCCGTGGGCCTTGGTCCCTTTCTTGATGACAATGCTGTCGTAGAACCTGAGGGCAATGTCATCGCCGACAACTCGTCGGACGACGTCAGTGACCAGGGCCTTGGTCTCATTTGCCACGTCCTCGGGGACGAGCCACTTGGCCGGCATTCCGGCGAGGGGTTGTTCGCCCAGCGGCAGCTGGCTCCGCGACTCCATGTCGGACCGCAGGTCGATCCGACCACCTTTGCCGCCGGGGGTGCCGGCAGTGCCGGTCCACTCGATGCCGTCGTAACCCTGCTCCCGGGCTGCCTTGGTGATGGCCTCGAGATTGGCGGTGCCGGGCAGGCCCAGGGTCAAGCGGGCGTCCGCCAGGTTCTCGGCCGACAGGGGGTCCGTGAAGGCGGCAGCGGCAGGTGGCTCAATGGCGGCAGCAGCCACGTTGCCCATGGGCTGGACTGCTGTGCGTGGGGCCGCGGGTGGCTCAAGTGCATTGACCTTGGACGTCCAGTAAGCCTTGGCTTCCTCTGGCGTGACTCCGGCCGCCTCGAGGGCGCTGCGCGCTGCTTGCTCCTCTTGCTTGGCCGACACCCCAATGGAGCCCTTTGCCCCTGCGGAGGGGTGCTCCAAGAACAATGACCGACCTCCCTCGGTGTTGACCTGAATTCCCTCGGCCGGATCGCCGGAGAGGTACAGCTTTGCGGTCTGGAGTCTTTGGCCTACGTCCGCAGGTGGCGGAGTTCCCGCACTTGGGACACTCGGGGCCACGGCTTGAGCCGGTGGTTGCTCAAGCGGCAGCCGTGGCTTGCCACCTTCCGCTTCAATCGCAGCCCGGAGCCGCTCAAGGTTCTCGGTGACGATGGCCTTGGCCGAGCGCTTGGCGTTCACCTGGCCCGCCATTTCATTCAGCAGGTCCCGCACTGGCCCGGTGTACCCGGTGACCCGGTCGAAGATCTCAACAGCGATAGCCGCCTGGCCCCTTGCAGCTTGTGACCCGGCGACGTCGACGACATTGCCAGCAGCCTCGAGGATCCCGCGGCGACCTTCCCGGGCCACGGACGTCAACGCAACCATCTCTTCCCGCAGGGCCTTGAAGGCCTCGGTCCTGATGTCCAGCAGCTGCTCGAAGTTGCTGGTCCTGAACATCGACTCGAACCCGGGCAGCACACCACCGCCGGTGGCCTCAGCTGTCTGGGCAAACTTGGCCTCCTGCATGGCCTGCATGATCTTGTCGGCCGACCAGTTGCCCTTCGCTGCAGCAGCTGCCACGTCCCGAACCACGACGTCGTCGAGCTTCACGCTGCCCAGGGCCACAGCTTTCTCCAGGCTCAACTTGCCGGTGGCGCCTTGCTCAAAGATCTCTTGCGGCAGGCGGGACAGGGCCACACCTTTTTCTGCCACACCTTTGGTGACGTCGATGTTGCGACGGGCCATCTCCTCGCCGTCGATGCCCATGTCGCGCATGATCTTGGCGGCGTCCCAGGCTGTGCCCTGGCCTTCGGCAATGTTTTCCATTGCGCCAATGGCCCGAGCCATGTCGGCATTGGGGGCATCGATCTCCCAGGTCAAGATGCTCTTGACGCCAGAACGACGGGCCAGGTCCAGGCGGTTGTGACCATTGACGACCAGTAGGCGCCCGGTTTCTGGGTCACGCCAGACGCTGACGATCTTGCCGAACAACGGGTCATAGGACTTTGCGTCCTTCAGGGACCCGGAGACGCCACGTTTGCCTTTGCCCTGGCCGGCGGCTTTGAACTGCAGTCGGGTGGGATCGGTGTCGATTTCAGCGACAGGCGTTTCCCGCACCTGGGAATAGCTCGGCATGGCGTTGCCGCGATCCACCGTTGCCACCGGGCCAGCTTCATCGGGCACCGTGCTGGATGCCCGGGCCACTGCAGTGTCGGCAAGCGTCGTTGCTTCGACGAAGTCCTTGGTTGCGGCCTGCACATCGGCCCGGGGGTCATCAAGACGACCCTGGGTCTCAACGCCTTGCTTCTCCCACAGCGGCGTCCGGGGCCGCATGTCCATGTACGCCTTGGCGACGTCAGGTGCAGAAGGCTTGCTCTTGGGTGCGGCCTGGGTGACGCCAGGACCAGCGTTGGGCGCAGTGGCGACCTTGGCGTTGGGACCGACGGGAGCAGCGGTGACGTCGACTGTTTGCCCAGATGCCGGCGGTTCAGGCGGGATGTTGGGGTCAGCACCCCTGCTGGCTTGGCGAGCGTTGGCCAAGTTGATGATTGACTTGGCCACCCGGCCGAGGCCTTCGATGGTTGCACTTGCTGCTGGGCCAACGAAGAACATGCCTTCGACGCCAGACTTCCACCGTGCATCGGCAGCAGTGTCGCCAGGCGCAGAGCGCACCAGGTCGAGCAATGGGGCGTGGATCGGCGTGCCGCGCTGCTTCTCGACCCAGGTCAAGACCTGATCCGTCAGCGTCGAGCCTGCGTCAAAGCCCGCGTAATCGACGATGAAGCCAGGCGCAGCACCTTGGGCAACGATGGAGCCGGCGCCAATCGCGGTCCTTGCTGCGACACCGGTGACACCAGGTGCCCCTTTAGCAAAAGAGCCCACGGCCTTGGCGGCTTGGGTCAACGGCTGTACCGCCTTGGCCGCACCTGCAACCGCAGGCACACGCATAGCTGCACCGCTGGCTCCCTTTAGGCCCCTGGACGCCAAGAAAAAGCCCATGGCTCCTTGGACGAATCCACCCAGCAACTCTTCCGTTGGGTTCTGGTATTGGATCTTTGGCAATGCTGGTGCCACACCAAGCAACTTGGCGTCTGGGGCTCCAACCTTGCGGGGGCGACCCATCTTTTCGCTGACGACGTCGGCCGGCATGTTGCCGAGTGCGCTTTGGGCCAGGTTCCGGGCCGGAGCAACAATCAGCCTGGTCGTCGGTGATGCGTTCTTGCTGATGTCTTGTGCGCCGCCCGTGTAATAAGCGCCGATCGCTTTGCCGATGTCGCCAGTCTTCATCAGTGTCTGACCAGCAGACACCAGTCCAGAGAGTCCTGCTGCTTGCAGGTCCCCAAAGACGCCAGGCACCATGCGTGGCGAGTTGTCAGTCTTCTGGACGCTGGCCGGATCTATGGCCTTACCTCCCGTCCGCACGTGCTCGACTGTGCCGTCGGGGCGGGTAACAAATTGGGAAGGCATGGCTTAGCGACCTGTATGCAAAGACGTTACCGCCTGAACTTGGTCAAGACCCCTTATTGCTATTGACAATGCTGAGCAATTTGCTCACGTACTGAGGGTCGGTTGCGTAGCCCTGTTGCTTGAGGATTTGCGCAGCCTCTGCAACCGTCCGGGCATTATTGGCGCCACCCTTGCCCTTGTACCACTTGCCAATCAAGAAATTGACGCTGTCGCCGGGGGTGGCGAAGTCCCTGAAGCTGGCCGTGGTGTTGACCCGGCGGCCATTGACCACCTCCCATGTTGCCCTGCTGGTGCCGGGACCCTTCTGCCCGAAGAAGTTGTTGCGACCGCTGACGGAACGACCCCAGTCGGATTCCAAGGCCCATTGAGCTGCAACCAATTCTGGGAACTTGGCGCCCTTGGCGCGTGCTGCAGCAACGATGCTGTTCCAACCGGTCCTCTGCGTGCCGGTTGCCGGCTGTCCACGCATCGACGACATGTCGGCTGCCGCTGCCGGTGGCACAAAGGCATTCATGGCCCCCATTGATGCGTTGCGGATCATGCTTTGGATATTCATGGCCGTCTGCGCATACGGGTTGGCCGCGGCCGCCGGCTGGGCAAAGCTGATCTTCTGTTGGTCCAGCGCCTTCAGGGCCTCGACGTCGGCCGGATTGATCTTGGCGCCCTTAGGGGCCATCTTGTCCCATTGCTTGAAGAAGAACTGGGATGGCGTGGCACCGTACCCGCTGCGTTTGATCAACAGCTTCATGGAGTCCGACAGGCGCCCGGTCTCGACGTATTGGTCGTAGTTCTTGAAGAACTGCTCCCGCGGCATCACGACACCGTTGTCGACTCGTCGGCGAAGCTCGTAATTGGATGCCCTGTTGCCGGGTCCCAGTTGGCGAAGGCCAAGGCTTTGGGCCCAGGCTTCTGGCCCCTGCGGCATCAAGGGCTTCATGTCCGGGTTGGCGGGCTTGGGGGCCTGTGACTTAAGACCTTTCGCCCAGACCTGTATTTTTTCGCTGAACCCAACCGAACCGGTGCCGTCGGCCATGCTCTTGCGACGGATCGTCTCGAGGCCATTCGATAGCTCAGCCTGGCGATTGAGCAAGTACGCTTGCTCCTTTTGGGTGATGACCGCGTCGCCATCGGAGCCGGGCAGCTTCATGGCTGCTATCTCCTCCGTCATGACATCCTTGATGGCTCGTGCGCCAGCAACGCGATATGGCTGCATGTCCGCTGATTGCAGTTGTCGGTAGTTAGCGATCTGTCGATCAGCGGTCCTGGGGTCAATCATGCCGTTGAGCTTCAGTTGCTCGAACTTGGCGATCTCCGTGCCTGGATCCTTGTCGTAGCTGAACGACATCTCGCGCTCCATCTTGTCCTGCATGGGCTTGGTCCAGGACGTATTGGCCTGGCTCCTGGCTTTATTGACCTTCTCCCATGCGCCCTGTCGTTGATCCTCCGGCAGTGACTGGACCATCAGGTCGGCCTGCACAAAGGCAGCATCCCGCTGGGCTGGCGTCAGGTTCGGATCATCGGCCTTGGTGACCGACAGGATCTCGCTTCCCTTGTCTTCGCCGATGGCCCCATTGAACGAGTTGACCGACTCGTTGAATGTTTTCAGCTGAGACATCATCTTCTGGGTCAACGCCAGTTGCGCAGCTGTGCCGCCCTTGGCGCCCAGTGTCGTGAGCAGCAGCTGTCCATTGGGGCCAGCCTGGACATTGGTGAGCACTTCAATCGCCATGCCCATCAGGTATCTGTACCGCTCCGGATTCGCTTTGCCGTTTGTGCCCATGCTGCCTGCAAGCACGCCAGCGGCCAGCCAGTCGGGGTATTCCTGGATGTGCTTCTGGTACTCCTCAACGCCAAGGTCTTGCCTGGCCTTGGTCAACATTTGAGTGTGGTTGGCGACCGTTCGGGCTACATCAAATTCTGGCTGCGTGAAGGCGCTGACCGTGTTTGCCTGGCCACTGGCCCTTGCTTCATTGACCTTGCGATTCAGGTGCATGCCCATGTGCAGCCTGTCGATCTCACCGTTCTTGGCGGCCACCAACGGCATCAGTTCAGCAAAACCAGCTGGGTCGTTGGTCGGGAGACGATACAGGGCCGCCTTGGCTGCGCTGATACGTGGGTCGCCTGGTGGAATCTGGTCGACTGAGGTGCCACCGATCTCAGTGATGTTCTTGAACCGTTCGACGGCCGTGCCAATGTCTTCGCGGAGCACAGCCTGGCCTGCGTACCTGGCCGCGTAAGCCTGTTGCAGGGGGCTTAAGGCCTGCATCTGCTGGTACGCAGCAGCAGCGCCAGCGTCACCCGCCTGAGCCTGGCGCCACAGGTTGTCCCGGGCCTGGATGAAGTCCTGGCCAGGTGCAGATTGCTGCAGTCGCATGGCCGCGGCCTGGCCAACAGCCTGGGCCTTGGCGTCGATGTTCTTCTGCTGCTGGATGTACGTCTCGCCGAGGGTCGTCAGGACCGGGTTGAAGTTCCCGAGTGCTGTGGCAAGCCGCGCCAAGTCTTGGCTCGGTGTCGGCAGATCCGGCAACGGAAAAAACTTGGGTGCTCCACCCAGTGTCGGGGCCCCAACCTGCTGAAACGTGGACACGGGCCGGGCCTGGGGCTGCAGAGCTGGTTCGTTGATCGAGCCCTGGGCTATGGCGCCACCAGACACGTCGACCGGGATGCCGCCCAGGAGCTGTGCCGCTGTGCTGCGATTCGTGTCGCCGTAGGCCTGACCGGTGGAGAGACGTGCCATGGGTCGTTAAGAGCGCCTGTAGGTGTATGGGTTGCCCGGGAGGCTCGGGGCGGCAACGCCACCGGAATAATTTCCGCCAGTGCCGCCACCAGGCGGTGGAACCGGAGGTGGCTTGCCGGTCTTGATTTTGTCCATGGACGCCTTAGTGCTCAAGCCAGTGCTGACACCACTGACGACGGCACCTGCGCCCTGCAAGATGAACGGCAACATGCTGGGCTTCGACTGGTAAATGGGCTCCAGTGGATCCAGTACCGGTTGCTTGATGTACGCCTGCTGGCTGGCGATCCGGGATCCACGTTGGGCAGCGGACCCACGCTTCTCCATCTGGATCTGCTGGCCGGTGAACGCCAGGTTCTGGCTGCTGTAGTAATCGAACTGGGCCTGCTGTCGGTAGAAGTCAGCCATCAGGTTGTCCACTGTGTTGCCAAGGCGGCCAGATGCCAGCACCTCGCCCCGGGCCTTGGCTCCTGCTGTTGCGTTCTGCTGCTGTTGCTGGCTGGTTGCAGCCTGCTCTTGCATCAACCTGAGGTTGAGCTGTGCAATCTCATCGCTGTATGAGTTGTCGGCCATCATGCGGTTCATCCGCATCATCTCTTCCTGCTGGTTGGCCTTCATCTGCTCAAAGTTCCGGGCAGAGCTGGCCTGCATCTGCTGGAACGCGAAGCCTTGCTGGGCCTGGGCGTTGGCAAAACTGACCTGCTGCTGAGCCGCCTGAGCACCAGCCACCGCCTGACCGATGCCAAGGCCGGCACTGACAATGCCCATCACGATGGAGACCGGCTCGCACATGGCTTAGATCCTCACAAACTCATGGAACAGCCGACCTTCTGTTCCGAAATTGGGGTGCGACGAGATGAAGGTAAACCCCATCCACCGCAACCATTTGATATGTACCACGTTACGGGCATCTGCGAGATTGAAAAGGACCTTGTAGCGGAGCTGGACCCGATCGAGATGGGTCCGAGCTTCTCTCAGGAACCGCATGGAGTTGAGTCGATCACGGACCAGGTCGTCGGTGCACAGCATCCAGATGGTGCCGAGGCCCTTGTCCTGTGGCACGACCCCCCACATGCCCATCGGCCTGCCGTCCCTGCCGATCATGGTCATGCAGGGATCCCCTTGGAAAAAACTGTGGAGCAATGACTCCTGTGGCGTGTTGCCTGAGTACGCACGTACTTCTGCGACGTCCTCCTCCCGCATGAACTCCGCCACATACGGGATATCAGCGACCCTGGTGGGCCGGGTGTACGCAGACGTCACAGTCGTGCAGCTCGGGTGTGGTACCAACCTTCCCATTCTGCGGACTGGAGGCGACAGGGCAGAGGTGAGGAGCTGGTCACCTCGACCTTGGTCTCGATGTTCTGGGCCATCACCGGCACCCGGAACTTGGAGGTCCGGACGGCCAACTCACCCAGGGCCACCTCCTGGTCCCCAAGTTCAAACCCGGTGTACGGGTACGTCATGGTGTCCCGGCCACGGGGGGTGACCTTGATGCTGAACGACGACGTCTTGTCGAACAGCATGGTCCAGGTGCGGAGCTGCAGCTTGGGCCCTGCAATCACGGCCATGCCGCCACCAGGGGGCTGCTCCTTCAGGTACTGGGTGCTGAACTCGTACAGCATGTCGTACAGCTCACCCACAAAAAACTTGGCGGCAGTCAAGTCGCCTCGAACCGTAAGGGTGCCGTTGCCGCCAGCCCCACCAGCAGCGGTCGACGACAGGATCTGAACCACCTGGCCGTGGGCCAAGGTGTTGCCGGCAAAAAACCGACCAACGACAGCCATGTTGCTCAAGCTGGTGTTGATGGGATACGGCAGGGTGATGGTGCTCTGGACGTCGAGGCCTGACGGTGTCGTCAGAGCCACGGAGCAACTGGCCTCCGTCACCTTGCGATCCACCAGCATCTCCACCGTCGTGCCTGCATCCACGGTCTCGGGATGCGTCACAACTTTCTCGAGGTAGACGCCATCGGAATACTGGACCACGGCGTACAGGTCGCTGTCGACTAGGTCCACACCAATGACGCTCTTGCCACCATTGGTTTCCCAGTACCCCCAGGCGCTCTGCAGCTTGTTGTCGCCCTGAAACAGGAATTTGTAGACGTAGATCCGGCGGGGCTGGTCCTTGCTCACCGCAAAGACCGCCTCCTCTGCAGCCGTGGCCACCAGGTTGCACAGGTTGCTGGGCAGGAACCGAGGCACAGCGGATGTCACCTCCTCCGATGTCGGCACCGGGCCTGAGGCATCCGGCAAGAAGAACTCCCGAAGCCCGTTGTACTCGCCCTTGGGCACAGCAAAGTACATGGTGCGACCCACGATCACAGGGTCCACGACGTCGCCCATCTCAAAGGCTGTGACCTGGGTGATGGCAGCTGTCTTGGGTGTCAGGGACCCGGACGTCGACAGGCCACTGCTCAGGCGGAACTGGCCGTGGCGGCTGAAGATCAGCAACACGTCGGCAAATGCCAGGCTCGACATCAGGAAGTTGATCCTGCGGCTGCCGGCACTCAGGTCAATGGGATCGGAGTCGACCACGGTCTGCACGGACTCGGGCCAGAACCTGTCGTAGGCATCAGCAGCAGACGTGATGACGTTCTCGTCAGCCAGGAATACCAACCTGTTGCGAAACAAGTTGACGTTCTGGATCTTGGAGCCCACAAAGCTGGGCACCGGTGCAGTGATGGCATCACCTGCCACCCGGCCAGACCAGGCGAACTTTTGAAACGTGAAGGTGCCGTCGTTGTTGCGGATCAGCACGTGCGGCATGGTGGCCGCATCAAACAGGTACTGGATGCCAGGGGCCACGGTTTCCTGCCAGACACCATGGTCAAAGCCGGAGCCTGCATTGGCCATGAACTTCACGTAGTAATCGTCGGCCCCAGTGGCAGCAGAGCCCACGACCTTGACGATGAATCCGTGCTCAGCGGTGACGGGTAGGTCGCTGATGGCGTCAATGGCTTCCTTGACTGGCACGGTGGCCAAGCCTGTCTTGGTGTCTGAACTGCCAAGGACGTAGTCGGTGCCGTCGTTCTTGGTGATTCGCACGACGTATTGACCGGTCCCATTGGTGAAAGTCCAGCCGGTGGGGAGAGCTGTGGCCAAGCCATTCCTTAGCGCGGCTGCAATCTCAACGGTGCTTGGGCTGTAGTTCGGCTCATGGACGACGGTGCAGTTGCCAGACGTCGTGCCACCAACGGGGTCTGTGTACGTAAAAGTGTTGGCTCCCGTCACAGTGATCGTGAAGGTGCCAGCCGTGCCAGAGCCACTCTGGAAACTCATGTCAACGTTGTCCCCGGTAAGCAAACCGTGGGCCGTTGCTGTCACCGTGACTGTGTTAGAACTCCTGCTGTAGCTGGCAGACAGGCGCAGGCCACCAGCCGGCAGGGTCTTGTACGAGACCGTGGTGGAGTTAATGGTGATGCTGTACGTGGTGGCGTACTCAGCCGACCGGATGAACACCATCGACTTGGTGCCCCAGTCAGGCGACGTCGTGGCCGCCATGGCCGCTGTCTTTTCCCGGTTCACGATGAACGTGTAGTCCGCCACCGATGCCGTCCTGAACGTGGAGCTGGGCTCACCGGTGATGTCGAGGTACGACGTGCCGTCAGGCTTGCTCACTGTCTTGACGGAGCCATCCAGGCCAAAGACCTTGATGTCGTTGTCCTGGATCAGGACCAGGTATTTGATGGACCCGTCCCGATCCACGATGGTCGTGAACGGACGACCGGCACCAGCTGAACCAGAGAACAGCTTGGCCACGTGCTGTGCTGGTGGTCGTTTCTTCAGCCCCTCCACCGGGCTGGGCATGCAGTTGACCATCTGCTCGCACTGCGACGCCAGCCGCAACGCCGCTGGTTGCTGGCTGACCCCATTGATCAGGTTCGGGATGGAGCTACTGATCAGTGGCATGGCTTAGCGGCGCAGGGCCCAGGCGGGCTTGTACGTCATGAAAACATCCGTGTGGTTTGGATTGCCACGCAGCCAGCTGTGTTCGCCCCGGGTCGTTTCTTCCTCGAGGAACTGGCTGCGGGCCTCAGCCTCAGCGGCAATGTTGATCCTCGACAGATCCGCTGAGCCCAGGATCGCTTCTTGCAACTGGCGGCCAGCCTTGATCATGAAGTATTGGTGGGCGTACTCCGGCACCTCATCCCACTCCAGGATGTAGGTGACGTCGGCGTACAGGTCCTCGGTGAACTGGTAGCTGCCAGCCCTGCGGTCGTACAACCTGGACCCACGCTGGACGACGTCCAGGTCTGGGTACGAGTACGGCTCAATCTTGACTCGGCTGACATTGGTGCCGACGGTGATCTCGTTGGTCACGGCGTCCCGCATCAACAGCCGTTCGTAGTCGGTGTTGAACGACCAGCCTTCTGTCTGGATCTTGCGGGAGACGTCGTTGATTGAATCTTGTGCCTGTTGCGCCAGGCCAAACTGCCCGTCAAGGCTATTGATTGGTGCCTCACCGAGCATCTGCAGCACCCGGTTCACAGCTTCCAGAAACGTGGTGCGTGCAAGCGTCATGGCAAAAGCCCAAAGAAAAAGGGGGGAACCGAAGCTCCCCCCATATTGGCCGCGATCAGCTGGTAGCGGTATAGATCTCGATTGCGCAGTCGGGGCGAAGGACGGCGGTGCCCAGTGCCATGGAGGCAACCATGAAGGTGCCTTGCCACAGAGCGTGCACGTCAGCGCCGGTCTGCTCCATCTTGAGATCCATCAACTTCACGGTGCCGACGGCTTGCTTGTTGAAGGCAAGGGCGACGGAGTCTGTGAAGTTGGCGGCGTAGTCGTTCTGCTCACCGGTCACCGCAGAGCGGTTGGTGGTAGGCAGCTGGTTCGACTTCAGGATGGTGATGCCAGCAACCTTCAGCACGGTGCCGTCGGCGTAAGCACCAGCACCGCCCCAATCCCGGTTGATCACGTCGGTGGTCTGGACGAGCTTGTAATACTCGGCCGGGGCCAGCACGCAGTACCGGTCGTTCTCGGGCAAGTTGTTCTCGTCCATCCGCTGGGCAGCGGAGAACAGAGCAGCAGCCAGCTGGGAACCAGTAATGGCAGCCTTGCTGGTGGCGATGATCTTGATCCGAGTGCCGCCGGGCAGGTCGGTGTTGAAGTGGGTGGCGGTACGAGCTGCCTTAGCAATAGTCGCTGCGATGTTTTGGTCGAAGCGGTAAGCCAGGGCGTTGCCCATCTCAGCGGAGTACGGACTCCGAACATCCCAGTGGTTCTTGGCCTCGTCGATGTCGGCGATGAACACGTTGGAGACGAGCTTGTCGTCGATCTTGACGACGGCCTCAGCGTTCTTCACTGCGGTACCCGTCAGCATGGTGCCGGGGGTGTGGTACGCAGCGGAGTTCAGACCCACGATGGGGAACGAAGCGGATTTGCCGGAGCTGATGGTCCGGACGGTGTGAAGGGATTCAAAGATGGTGGCCTTGCGGAACGCGGTGAGAACCTCACCGGCCCAGACCTGGAGAAAGAGGGCGTTGTCACCGGCCCAGGTGCCACCACCTGCAGCGTTAACAAGGCCAAGACGTGAAGCGGTAAAATCGGGGGCTGCCATTGCTGGGCTCCTAGGGGAAAGGGTTGGGGGTCACCCCGACGCCGGGCTCCCGTTCACGAGCGGGTGTCCACCGCAGTGGGCCGTCGCTGACTGTGAGTGGGTCTAGGT